AGCTGTGGCTTCGTTTGTAACACGAATCTCGTAGTTACGGGCGAGGCTTACGTTCTTGGCTACGGTGATTCCCTCACCATCTCCAAGCATGACGATGTCATAGCGTTCCTTCATCTTCATTTGACGAATGTCGCGTGAAGGATCGTCGAACTGATCAGTGCTCATGTCGTCTTTGACGAGCAGAGAACCGACTTCATTGCGATCGATCAAGAAAAGGTCTGACTTAGCGGCAGCGCTGCTCGTCTTGGCTGTGAAGCTAACGAACGGCGAAACGATAACGTTAAGACCCAACGGGGCTGTGGCGTTAAGCGTACCTTCTTTTGACTGCGGACGATAACCCCAGCTGCTGTTGACAGCCGAAGCCGCACCATCAGCATGGAAGATTGCATCCTTCAAGAAAACAGACCACATCAACGGATGTAGAATGAAATCTGTCGGGACATGGTTTTCGGCCATAAGAACGGCAGACATGTCCACAACGTCGTCCCAGGTAATCGTCTTGTTGTACGCACCTGTAATTCCACGACCTGTTGTGTCATCGTACGAATCGCTGTCGTTGTCGAACACCACTGTTGCGGCATCCTTGAAACGACTGAGTGCAATCTGCTCCTTGAGACGTGCCATAGCACGGCCCGCGGCGCGAACATGCATTCCTACGATGTCCCAAAGTGAGTCAGCAATAACTTCTTCTGTAAAAGCCAGCTTGACACCCTTCTTGGACACTTTGCCCTCGACTTGCTTAGCAAATGCGAGTGCTTGCTCTGGGTATTCCTGTCCTTCTGGTATCTCTGCGGCTTGAATTGCATTAACTGCTGGGAACTCCAACGAGCGCCCCTTTCCGAGACGTACTGTCGAGAGTAGCGGAGTAACCAACAACTGTGGCTCTGCTGCTTCCTTCAGAGTGCGCGAAATCACCTTGGGGAAAAGCGCAGCTGCATCGGGTGATGCAAACGCTTCCCTGATAGTGACTCTGCTTTCTCCGTCAATATATCCGTCCTCAGTTAATGCGGTTTCCCAAGCAGGGAGACCAGTGAGGAGCTCTTGGATTGATTTGCTCATTTTGGAACTATTCCTCCTGTTTGTATTATTTTCTTTTTAATTAAAGTGTTAGATTGACACGGAACGCGCCAGACACCTTGTATACATCCAGATTCGCACGAATACCGAGCCTACCCTTAATTGGACAAGTTTCCGTAATTTCGTAGACGAGCTTGAGTGCGCCTGCATCCGATGGTAGTTGCATGTAGGAAAGTAGACCATCATCAAAGTTGGTGGCAAACTTTTCTACTTCAATAACCTTACCAACCTGGAGGTAAGGATGTGTGCCACAAAGTTCCGCAGTCAATACGACTGGACGGCCCATGTGGTCGGCTCTAATGAGGTCACCAACTACAACGTTGGCGTTGAGATCATTAACCATCGGATACTCAACATATCCGTGAGTAATGAAACCTGCACCCTGTGAGGTGCCCTTGTCAAATGGTCTGTAGAGATCGTACTGAGCGACACCTACCGGAACCGAACGTTCAGCGACCGTAATCGTGTCCGTCGAACCAGTGGTGCTGCTTGGCGTTGCGCCAGATTCCAGCGGATCCCAACCGCTCATCTTGTCACCCCAAGTGACTTCGTCGTCTGAACCATTGGCTGGTACGACCGTTGCATCACCAGTGGTGGCGTGAGCCACGACCGAAAGAATGGTTCCCTTAGTCAGTACGATTTCGAAACGATCGTCCTCGCTGTCAAGATACCATGTTGGAAGACCAGCGCTTGGGAGCAAATAAGCTGCGGGGGCGATACCCTCCGAAACTACGAATCTTCCTGCGCCTGTCTTTGAATGTACTTTGCGAAATTTAGCTAGTGACATGTTATTTTCTCCTATTGTTGATTAGAGCTTACGACGACCCATTAAGGCGTCAACGAAAATTTGTTCTGCAGAAGACTCTTCAGAAGTCGCTGTATCTTCAACCTGGTCGACTGAAACTACTTTGTCCTCTTTCTCGCCTTCTGACTCGTTGGTGATTTCCGGAATTTGATTTCCGGATGATTTCTTTGCCGGCATCTTGGCGATATCCTTGAGAGAATCCGCCAACGAGGAAGCAGTCCTGGAAGCATGATCGCTGATCAGCTCATTTCTTTCTTCGCTCTTTTCCATGCCTGCTGAAATCTTTGCATCAACGACTCTTTCCGCCAACGCTCTGTGAAGAGCGGCTTTCAGCTTGCTGTTTTCTTCTTCAAGAAACTTAACTTTTTCAAAGATGGCGGCATCTTGCTCAACGTTACCTTGTTCTGGTTTTTCGTTGAGCTGAGGCTTTTCGTCTTCTTTGGTTTCCTGAACCTGAGTTTCCTCAGTTGCATCCTTAGATTCTTCTGTACTTACGGAATCAGCTTTTACCTGCACATCCTTTTCGTCAGAAGTTTCTGCGGAAACATCTTTATTTTCTTCCGCGCTTTTTTCGGCGGAAACTTGTTCTTCTACAACTGTTTCTTCTTTTTTGATTTCATCTGCGACAACGACTTCGGCTTGCTTGGAAGCATCTGCTGCAATCGAAGAAAGTTCATCGCTCAATTCTTGCGAAACTACAAGAATATCTTTTTCTTGCACATCAACTGTCATTTGAGTATTCTCCTCATTCTTATTATTTTCTTGTCCATCTGATAGTAATAGGGTATTTTTAATATTGTAATTTTCGCTCTCATGAATTGCCATAGCCGACAAAAAGGCCCCTTTAAGATGCAAGTAAACCGGCCTCGATTCTTTAGGATCGACCCCCTCAAAGATAGACTTGTTTTCCTTTAAAGAGTAAACATCCTCTTTATCCATGCTTAAAACAAAGGCTGAACTCTTTGCAACCCAATCCGAGTCGGAAACCGAAACAGGGCCGGAAACTGAGTTTTTCTTCCTAATTCCAGACCTTTGATCTGCTGGCTGATTAACAAAAGAGTATTCTTTAAAAGAAATCTCCTGCATGTCGATATATGCCAACTTGCCCTTATAAACCTGACCCCTTTTATACTTTGGCATACGGGGTCTTCCGTTGGCGTCTTCTGCAGCTAGATCTTCTCCTGAAATAGAGCAGATTGCCTTACCCGCCCTTCCGCCAACCGAGCCAGTAAGATACCTTTGATCCATAACCTTTTGCGCAGCTACAGGATCAACAATTGCTATCTGAAGCCTTACATAGGCGGCACCGTCTACTTCTTTGTCAACTTTTGCTGCCATAACTCTACCAATGGGCTCGGAAGCTATATCGTGATTTAAAATTACCGGCTTGGGATACGGCTCAACCCACGATTGCAGAGATTTTTCAAGTTCTGCTAAAGAATAATTATTATAATTTGCGGTTAAACCGTTCATGTATCGCAGCTACTTCAATAATGATTCCATTCGATGCATTAAAGGCTTCGGTTAGTTTAGTACCAGATTCAATAATTTGTGGAAACTCTACCGAAAAATGTTCTACGAACTCAAAGGTCATGATATTTCTCCATAATTATAATTAAGGCTATCCTGTATAGTAATATATATTTTAACAGAAATCATTGTATTTATGCTAGTTATACAGGAATCGACTGCTTAAAAGATAAAGTTTGTCTAGGATCGCCGTTTGAAAGAAACTTTTGAAGTTCAATTTTACCCATAATGTGAGGAGTGTATATGTATGAGGCACAATATAAATTATAACCCTTCTCCGCACACTGCGCACTCCATCCTAAGTCCTCCCCCTGCATGTGAAACTGATAATTGACATCGTTGTAAACTTTTTTAGACATCATCTTTGCGGCCATAATAATATCTGATTTAAAATAAGTACCAAAAGGATATTGATTATTCCTATGGGCCTTCATGCTTTTGTCGTCAGGAACCCATGACATGACAGACGGGAATTCCGTACCAACTGGTGTCATAAACATCAAGGTATTTACTGCATCCGCATCGTTGTTCGTATGCGCAAGAAGGAGCTCTATTGTATTTGGATTGGTCAACAAAATATCTGAGTCAAGACTAAAATACGCATCGGGTTTTATTTCTCTAACTTTTGACAACAAAGAATTTCTCATTGAAACCATGTTTTCGTATTTTGAGTATGACCACTGTCTTGTTCCTTCGTCGTGAGAAAAATGTGCAAGGTCGTTTCTTATTTCAAGATCGAACACTTTTACTTCTGGATGCTGAGATTTCCAGGCAGCTAAGGTATTTAGTGTTGCTTCATCGTCCATGCCAAGCTCAAATACAAAACCAATGTCATTTAAAGGTATAGATTGTCTTTGTATAAAATACAACCAAGCGGGCAATATCCAATCTCTTTTAAAAATAGGGCAACCGATTATAATCATTTTTTATTATTCCGGTTTTTCCTCTTTTGAAACTTTGACAGTTTTAGATTTCTTTTCTGGCTTCTGTTCTTGTTCAACGTGATCTTCAACCGGTGGCTGATCGGGGTCAGAATCATCAGATGAAAGAAATGCCTCTATGGCCTCAACTCTTTCAACGGTTTCCTGAAGGACGGGAATTACTTCTGATAATACTTCCAAAAAGTATATATTAGCAAGACGCACTTGATTGTTGTCAACTGCTTCCTGGAGTTTGTGTGCAAGATCTTCACTTATTGGCATTGTTTTCTCCTATGATTGTGCATTGTCCTTATCC